CATCCTTACAAGTAAATTATGTCTATAAGAAGCTTGGTGGCGATGTTGTGGATATTGAACTAACCCCTTCCAACGTTTATGCTGCTTATGAAGAAGCGGTTTTAGAATATTCTTATATTGTTAACTTACATCAAGGAAAGAATATATTACCAAGCGTTTTGGGGAATCAAACGGGGACCTTTGATCACAAGGGGGATCTCGCCAGTGGTCCGTCTAGCGTCAACCTTAGATATCCTCGCTTTCAAGTTGCCCAGGCGCGCAACATTGGCGATGCTGCCTCCACTCTCGCCAACATGGGGGGAACTAACCCCATTTATTCGGCTTCGTTTGCGCCGGCCAAAGATAAGCAAGATTACGATTTGCAAACCATTATATCGGGTGCATCTGCCACGGGACTTGATGATGGAGGCAAAGCCGTTGATTATACTGGCATGGTTGGGGACAACAGGATTGTCATCACCAAGGTTTTTTTCCGGTCTCCGCGAGCCATGTGGCGCTTCTACGGGTACTATGGTGGGGTGGGTGTCGTCGGCAACTATTCAACATATGGACAGTTCGCAGATGATTCAACGTTTGAAATTATTCCGACATGGCAAAATAAGATGCAGGCAATAATGTATGAGGACTCCATAACTACTAGAACTTCAAATTATGCTTATGAACTTAAAGATAATATGTTGAGGTTGTTCCCCACGCCAAGTTATTGGGGATATGACGAAACAGAACGAATTTGGGTTCAGTTTTATGTAGATTTAAAAAATGCATGGGACAAGAACGCTAGATATAACGATGGTAGAGAAGGTATAAACAACCTTAATACGGTGCCCTTCGACAATGTTCCGTATGCCAATATTAATGCAATAGGTAAACAGTGGATTAGAAAATACGCTCTCGCACTCTGTAAAGAGATGTTGGGGCAAATTCGTGGTAAGTTTACCACAATGCCTATTCCTGGCGATAGCGTGACGCTGAACCATTCCGAATTGCTTGCGCAGGCAAAAGAAGAGCAGGAAGCACTGAAAACCAAACTGATGGAGATCCTCGATTCTATTATTTACCCAGAATTGGCCAAGACCAACGCGGAAATGACAGAGGCGGCCCAAACTACTTTTAAAGCAACCCCTCTTCCCATTTTTGTAGGATAATAGATGAATGGCAAATGAATGGAAAAGACCAGCAGCGCCACCACCTCCTTTATTCTTTGGGAAGAAAGAGAGAGATCTTGTTAAACAGGTCAATGATGAATTAATTGAAAAGGTCATTGGCCAACAAATTTTATATTATCCAATTGACATGGAAAGAACGGATTTTCATGAATTATATGGGGAAGCAGTTGAGAAAACTTTTTTGCCTCCAGTGAGGGTGTACGCGCTTGTAGAGTTTACCGATTATTCTACTGAATATCTTGAAAGTGCCGGAATTGACAAAACATGGGAAATCAATGTTCATTTCCACAAAAAGAGGCTGGAAGAAGATCAAGACATGTATGTTCGAGAAGGTGATTTTGTTTTGTACGGAGAATATTATTACGAGATAGTTAAATTAGCACAACCTAAACTCTTGTTTGGGCAAGCTGACCAAAGTTTTGAAATTTCTGCTAGATGCCTGAGAGCGAGGAAGGGACTATTTGATGCTACCTGATAACTTCGATTTTGCGATGCTACCCCCAGGTACCAGTTATAATTTGGAAGAGATAGGGATGCTTGCATCACGCATAGAAACGATAGATTACGCCATAGTCTCATGGCTAAAAGAAGATTTAAGATTAAGCGCCAATACAAATGAGGGATTTACCGCCGTCCCCGTATTGTGGCAAGCCCCAGAACGATCTTTCCAAATCAAACACGAAAAAGCTCTCCGAGATGATGGCGGGGCCCTAAAACTACCGCTGCTTAGTATTGAAAGAACCGGCGTTACAAAAGATCCATCTCGGAAAGGGGGCTTTCAAGCACAGGTGTATTCCGAAGACAAAAATGGAAGAACTGGAAGGTGGGTTATCGCACGACAGATTGTGGAAGATAAAACGCGGAACTTTGCCGTTGCGTCCGGAACGAGAACGAATGCAGCCGCAGCCCTTCAGAGGTATTATCCGAGAGTAAATAAAAAAATTGTTATTAGGACATTATCGATTCCCATCCCCGTTTATATTAATGTAGATTATAAAATTGTAATTAAGACAGAGTACCAGCAGCAGATGAATAGCCTCCTTGAACCGTTTATGACGAGAACTGGACAAATAAATTCTTTTGTAATGAAGCGAAATGGACACCTATATGAAGCTTTTATAGATCAGGGCTTCACCAGCACCAATAACGTTGCCAACATGGGGGAAGACATGAGAATGTTTACATCCGAGATTAGCATTAGGGTTTTGGGGTATTTAATTGGTGAAGGGGAGAACGATGATAGGCCAATTGTGAGGGTAGAAGAAAATGTTGTAGAGATCACCTACCCAAAAGAAGGAATTGTTCAGGATATAGACGGATTCATGAATATTACATCCTGAACTGAAAGTTCGCTTTTCTTCCGGATTCACCCGCCTTTTGAAGTTCAAAATACTATTTAAACTATGATTGTACCGCAATTAAATCCCATTATTTAGAAGCGAGGAACCCAATATGTCAGTAAAAAACTTTAAATTTGTATCTCCTGGGGTGTTTATCAACGAGATTGATAACTCTTTCATCCCCAAATCAGCCGAAACTATCGGTCCTTGCGTTATTGGGCGATCTACTCGCGGCTTGGCGATGCAGCCTGTAAAGGTTCAGTCTTATTCTGAATTTGTTGAAATGTTTGGTGAAACTGTGCCCGGCGGCGGATCGAGTGATGTTGTTCGTAACGGAAACTTCCAGTCTCCCATGTATGGGACGTATGCGGCAAAAGCTTTCCTTCGCTCAAATGTGGCGCCCCTTACCTATGTAAGACTTTTGGGGCAGCAGGATTCGAACGCGACTGCCGGATCCGCAGGAATTGCGGGTTGGCAGACTTTCAAAGTAACCCCCGCAGCAATTGGGTCAGAAAATGGTGGCGCCTTTGGTTTGTGGCTGTTTAAGAGTTCTTCCGTCTCCTACGCCGTCACCCCCGAGTCCGCGAGCGATCTCGGCACTGGCCGCTTGGCTGCCGTGTGGTATCTAAATAAAACTTCTTCTATTCAGTTAAGTGGGACGCTATTCCGTACAGCATCTAGCAACAATTCTCAGAGTTCGGGCGTTGGTAAGGTAATTATTAGCGATACTAACTATAATCATAGAGTTATCTTGTCTAGCTCAACGCGGGGTACAAAGAACTATACATTTAATTTTGATGATACAAGTGCCGGCTTTGTTCGGAAGGTCTTTAATACCAATCCACAATTAGCCTCCGAGCCTGGCGCCTTTTATCCTGCTTCTGTGGCTGAGAATTATTGGCTTGGCGAAACCTATGAACAAGAGCTTCGGCGCCGCAGCCTGCATAACAGTATGACTTATGGCGTAATTCTCCCCATTGCTAAAAATTCTGACAGCACTATTGGCCCCCAGGCTATGCGCCGAGCCAGCAATGAGGCTGTGGCGGGATGGTTTATCGGGCAAGATTTGAATGACACAGCTAGTTTCGCGCCCCAGGCCCAACAGAAACTTTTCCGCCTCAAGGGACGAGGCCATGGCGAGTGGCTCCATAAGAATTGTAAGGTGTCTATTGCTAATATTAGAAAATCTACAACAACGGTCAGTGATTATGGTACTTTCTCTGTAATCATCAGGGCCCTTTCGGATACCGATAATAATGTACAGGTTATGGAAAGATTTGACAATCTTACGCTCAACCCAGCATCTCCTAACTTTATTTCGCGAATAATAGGCGATCAGTATCAGCAATGGGATTCAACAAACAAGATGCTAAAGAATTATGGTGATTATCCGAATCGGTCAAAGTTTGTTTATGTTGAAACTACTTCAGATGTACAAGAGGGCACAACCAAGTCTAACACATTGCTGCCGTTTGGATATTTTGGTCCTCCCAAATTTAAGACCACGGGAGTTATCACAGGATCCTCCACCGATACTGCGATTGACAACACATATATTTATTTTCCCGACGCCGGGCTATTAAATTCCAACGCCGCGGCAATTCTATCGGGCGCCGCGAGTTACGGCGACGGGGTCGATCCGGCAGCAGTTTCCGGAGCCCTCTCCGGCACCCTTGCATTCCCAGACACTCTTCTCCGGCTTTCTGCATCCGATGGCGGACTGTCAGATCCGAAGAGGGCTTATTTCGGAATACAAACGACTCGCACCGCACAGTCTACTGTTAATGATTCTTCCATTCCTGATTATCTCAGGTTGCTAACGGCTGATTTCCCGGGCGATCCTACCAATTATAGTGGAAGTACTCAACATCCTTCTGCGCTCCCTGGAATCGCTGCATGGTCTTACATGTTCTCCATGGATGATTTGGTGAAAACCTCCGGTGGTCAATATTATTGGCTATCCGGTACCCGGGCCGCAGGCAATGGTCACGCTTATTCCACCACCCTTACTGACGGCTATCGCCAGTTTACTGCTCCTTTCTGGGGCGGCTTTGATGGATTTGATCTTCTTAAGCCCGACCCAATGTATAACGGCGGAATGACGGAAGGAACCTCTACAGAACTAAATGATTATATTTATTATACGTGGAAGAGGGCGATGGACACATGTGCAGATCCTGAATTTGTTGATATAAATATGATGGTGTCGCCAGGATTAACGCTTGAATCTCTCACTGCTCACGAGGTTAATCTGTGTGGTGATCGGGCCGACTCTCTTGCAATTATTGACCTTCCCAGCGTGTATATTCCCGGTCATGAAGCATATAAATCTAGTAAGCCGGATCGAATTGGCACCACGCCAGAGAATGCAGCAACGGCTTTGAAAGATAGACAAATTGATTCAAGTTATGGCTGCACATTCTACCCGTGGGTCCAGACGCGCGATGAGAAGACAAGCAGGCTTCTTTGGATTCCACCTTCCGTTGCAATGATGGG